CTTGCGGGGCTTCTAGCAGCTTGAAATGCTGCAGTATTTACTGACTCCTCTGAGGACAATAAAACTCCTCATGTGTTGGTCGATACCCTTCCTGACCGTAAGGTCAGTATGCTCGTGTCTTAGAACCTACGGAGAACCTGATGGATAAACGAAGACGAAGCTTAAGACGTTGGACATTTTCGGCGAGTTTCCTAAAGATGCTGCATTCGCGCCCTACTGCTGATTCTATCAGCATTGGGACGATTGCTATCATCTTAGTATTCGCGCTGTTAATTTCCTTCGGTCTTTTGATTCTAATCGTTCTTCTACCAGGTCTAACTTCGTAGGGGGTATATGGCTTATACTAAAAGTAGGTCCTGGAGGTATCGTGTAACAAATTACACGGCCAACGGGAAGTTCATGGAGCAACCAGACGACGTATCCAGCACCTTTCCGGTGTATGGACACACGTTAGTGGGTAATACTCTCCCGAAATGGAGAGCTATTATCCGTTCTGGCGGCAACGCGACGACTACTCTAAGCATAACTCATACGGACTTAGAGCTCCGCCATCCAGATATGAAAGCTAATTTCTACTGGAAGCAGACTCCTGGTCCTGGTCGTTTCTATCAGAGGAGGCATCGGAACTACACGAGTCAAGGTTTATACTCGTTGAGTCCCTTTGATCACTTCTGGACAGTTATGACCACTCCCTTCTTGACAAAAGCATATGACCGGGCCAAGCAATCGCTGTATTCTACGATCTACCAGGCCCACCATCAACTTCAGGGTGGGGTTGTCCTGGGAGAATTGGGAAAAACAGCGAGAATGCTTGGTAGTACCGCAAAAAACCTTAAGAAAGGAGTGGTCGACTACGTTGCCAAGGCTGTAGGAATACGCCGAGGCAAAGGGTCGAATTCTTCCAAACGTAGGGCTATTGCGAATACTTACCTCGAAGCAACCTTTGGATGGCAACCGCTCATCCATGATTGCAAAGATCTAGCCAAAACCATTGGACGCCTCTGTTACGAAAGTGACAGAGTCCGTCTTCGTGGCTATGGCCAGAACACTGGTCAAGCAGTGCAGGAAGTCCAGGCAAGTAACCTGTATAGTATGTGGGTCAATATTAATCGTATTGACACCGCAGAATTCCAGGTCGTCTACCGGGGCTTTCTTCGAGGACCGCGATATGAGGCAGGATCTCCACCAGCCGAACGTATTGTTTCAATGGCTGGTTTTGATCTCAGGAGTTTTGTACCCACTCTGTGGGAACTAACTCCGTACTCATTCCTCGTCGACTATTTCACAAATATCGGCGATGTCCTGCAAGCGCTAAGCACCGATGTCTCTGGAGTCCACGGACTTTGGGTCACGGAGATCTATGAGAGTCGTCGGGAAATAAATATTGCTCCCGACTTCGCTCGTAGTAAAGTCTCTTTGACCCAGCAGTACGTAGGCCCTGGAGAATACATCGAAGGCTTGACGTTTTCAGGAAGTACCGGTCAAAACGTGATTTACCGTAAGGATATCTCACGTGCTATCGTTTCGATGCCCTTGATGGTACCGAAATTCACCGGATTCGATCTCCCATGGAAACAATTCGTTAACATTGGAGCTCTTATCTTGGGTAAATCGTGAGAACTGTTCAAGGAATCGTCCTTGTGCAGAATAGCTTTAACTTTCTACAAAGGAGCGCCCATGGCGTTCACACTTACATCACCCATAACGGGTGGTGCCCAGACTGGTTTCACCGCGCCTACCTATACGCACGGG